CTCAGTTTGAGTTCGAGTGCTGAATAAAATCTTTTCTTCATAGACACTAAGTGCGTTGGAAACATCCACTGTCCGGTCTGACCAGTCCCCACCACAAGAATTTAAAATCTTGTAAAACGGGGCCGTTGCCAGTATGGACGGTTTTTCCAGCGTGTTGATGTGTCTTGGCTACGGCCATTGGGGTAGCACCCTGCATTCCTTTTTCGACGGCGTGAGCCTTTGGTATGCGTTTCTCTCTGGTTTGGACGGCGAAATAAAAATCGCCTTGGTTCTGGTATCTCTGATCATCGTGTTCACCATTAAGGAGAACATCGAAGCATATTACAATCCCCGTTCGCTCGGGGTTGCATATTATGACAGAGCTGTCCCGGGCGAGTTTTGTTACAAACTCGCAATCGACATGGAGGCCCTTAATCGCGATTTGGTTCGTATACGCGATCACTCAATTTTGGGTTGGTTTGGGGGCGATACTACTTTCGCCTCCCTCCTGTTGAGCCGAGAAGATTGTGCGCTTTACCACCTCATTCGTGAGGTTGGTCGTTTTGGCGCTTTACCAGTCAAGGATTTTTTGGAACTTGTTAAGCTCTATCCTACCAAAGCTTGGTTAGGTAGTGCTTTCTATTCACTAGCGGTGATAGACGGTAATATTTACCGAAGACCTAAGTTCTGCCGTCGTTCGCATCGTAGAATCTACTTTGGTGGTTCTACTGTTTGCGAAAAGACCACTCATGTGCACGTCGATGTTAATAAAGTTATCGACGTTGCCACTGCAGCAAACGCGTCCACCATGGGCTTAAATGAAGCTAACCAGCGGTTCAAAACAAAGACCGCAAGTACGCTGAGGGTTAGTCTTAACATGACGCCGAAACAAGAAAAGGAATTGCGGGAGTTAGCTCCTGATATACCTTTTGACATCGTTGGCGGTAAGAATAATACTAGCGACCATCCAGTCCTTGCTGGTGGCCGTCAACTTATCCGTTCGATGTTCGAAAGCCTTTACAGGGTAACTACTTCTAGTTTACCCACTTTGGTTGTTGGATCCGCTTATAACGATCTTAATGTCTATGAAATTAATGAAAATGTTGATCATTATTTCGTGGGTTGCGAGAATAAGGACTATATGCGTACTATAGTTCCTTTACTTGAGCGGTTTTCAAAAACTTTGTCGAAGAACTTTAACGGTGCGGGCACTAGTGCCACGAAAACCGTTTATCGTGCTGTTGTCAAGAATTTGGCTACTCTACTTGAGTATGTCAAGAAACAAGAGGGTTGGAAAATGGGCTTGTTTGTTTCTAAGGAACAGATAAAGAAAACCTACGAACGACTTGTGTTCAGGGACATTTACGAAGTAGGTCCGAAAGAAATGGAGGACCTCTTCATGCGTACCGGCGCTAATCATGCTGTCGGTTACGGTATTTACCCTGATGAGTTGGTGTTTGACGACGTTGCTCCTGATAAGCATTATCGCTATGATTATAATCCTTTCAACGATCGAGCGACTTTGACTTATCGCGGTGGCTATTGTAATGGCTACTCGCATAAGAAGAGTACTTGGGGTTGGTTCCTTCGTACCCCTGTTCTTGTTACTCCGGAGTTTACGTTGGTTACTGAGATAGTCGCTAGGGTTGGTCCCTATGCGATCTATTCTATCGTCAAGCACAACGGCCCACCGGACCACGTACCACGTACCATTGGTTTGCCTCGACATAAACATCGGGCACTTATCATGGACGTAGCTGCCGTCTTTAAAGGAGCGGACCCTGAAAAGGCCCGCTTCCCGGTTAATATAGACGAGTGGGTCGCGGTTCGAAATTGGGCAATGTCGTTGCAAGAAAAAGCACTATCACACGACGTTATCGTTATGTATATACGTCGTATGATTGGTGGTGTCTCGTTGGTGAACAAAGAGTTGGTCACTCCTTGGACCCTAAAACCGGTCGACGCCTCACGTCTCGCTCTGGCAGTACTTGTCGATGTACGCAGAGAGAAAAATATCGTGGACGAGGTCATCGATTCGGCTTTCGGTTACGGTCCGACAAATCTCATGCTCGCCGCTTTCAAGAAACCAGCTGGTTTGCTTGATGGTCTTGCTAGGTTTATACATAGAAATGGCATTTCAAAGGAAATTGCCATTTACCCTGATAACGAGTTCTTTACTTTAGACTCGACTCCTTTAATACGTGGTGACGCCTCAACGACCGAATACAACACTAACGTTGATGTTTCTATTAAACATACAATTGGTTGTACTTTCTGTAGAGAGGTTGCCCCACGTCTTGACAAACAAGTTCTTCGCTGTGAAAACGCTAGCGCTACCGGGCTCGTAGATGTCTCTATGACCGATGACGAGCTCCGGGCTATGCGTAATGTTCTACAAGATGACGACGATAAACCAAAGGGCTTGGCGGACCTCTTCAAGGAAGTGAAACAATACATTCCTACTGAAGGGTTCGAGAATACAGCCAAGTTTTCTTACATTTTGGGTGGTCCTGGCGCTGGTAAATCGCACCTCATTCGGTCCGTTGCGGCCGATGAGGATGCTATCTATGTGCCTTTTATGAAACTCAAGGTCGATTATGAGAACGTTCCCCATCCTGAAACGGGACGTCCTAGACCTTTGCGTTTCGCGACAACCCATCGTGGTTTGAAACTTGGCTTGTGTAAACGGCTCTATATTGATGAATTCACCGCTTTGGATTGGAATTACATCAAATTGGTTATTAGACTTACTTCTCCAGATGAGGTATTCATCGTGGGCGACACCAAACAAACTGGTGTTCGTACGGGCATCGAAGGAGTGAACATTCAGGACGCGGTTAACATCGAAGAGTTGCCGTGTCATAAGCTGATGATCAACTTCCGAAATGGCAGAGATACGGTACATTGGATGAACAAGCAGTGCGACTATGGATTTGGCTCTAACCGACCTGTCGGCGAACCACCTTCCATTATGTCCTATGGTCCCACTTGCGATAAATCCGGTATTCCGAAAGATGGCGTTGAAATGTTCTTTACTCACAACAACGCTTCTTTGCATGGTAGAGGTCAATCTGACGCTGATAAATGTACGGTTCGGTCCTTCCAGGGATCGACCGTGGATAGCGCGATCGTCTACCTTACCGAAAATGATCTCAATGTTGCCGAAGTACATGGTATGTTGTTGGTTGCCATGACCCGGGCCAGGAAATGCACTCACTTGGTGCATGATGGTTCTCAACCGGTCATGAATTTCCTTATTAAAAACAACCTGCCTGTCTTTGGTGCCTATCAGCCTGATAGCGAATTACCAGAGCCGGTTAACGAGTTCAAGCGTGAACTTCGTGTACCTGAACCGGCTGCTATGGATTTCGCACGCCACGTTATGATCAATGAATCGGTCGAAACATCCACTGTGGAGAAGACTTGGTTTGAATTAAGTTCTTACCAAGTTCTTCTGCTTGGTGTCTGGTTGTCGCGTTTCTTCGTGACATACCCTGGCACTTTCGCAGTGGCCCTAGCTTTGGTTGGTTTCGAATTGGAGTTACGGAAACGTAATCTATTCAAAATCACCGCTGCTGGGTTCTTGCTAAACACCGTCGGTTTGCTTCATCAGTATGCAACCGGCATAGTTTATGTTCTTTGGCCACACGGACGTTGGTATGCTTATTTGAAGTCTAATACGACTTTCGTTGAGCACGAATTTTCCTTCGTCAAATACCTTTTTGGAGATATAGTCGCTCTGTGGTATCATAAGATACTCGCAAATTGGTCGTTTGTATGTCATTATATCGAGGATTGGCTTGGCTATTATCCAATCGCTTATAGGGCGTTGGTCATGATCCAGCCGACTAAACTCGTAATGAAAACGATCGGTCCTTTGGAGGCATTCCCGTCTAGACTCGGAATTGCTTCCTCGACAACTTATTTCTTGTTCGCTACGCTTTGGC